GTTTCCTGCGGGGTGACAGCGGAATCATAATCCGCGTGTCGGGGGTTCAAGTCCCTCCTCCGCTACCAAGCGAAAATGTTGGAAAACCGCCGTTTTGTCCCGCAAGGTGCGGAACAATGCAGTTCTCGTTTGTTCGCGTTTATTTTCGCAGTTTTCCGGCCTTTCGTGAATGTCGCCTCTTTGTCCGTGGCACATGAATGGCACACGGCGGCCCAAATAAAGTTAGCCCTGAGGGTTGACTTTTCGGCGGCGGTATGATAGTCTTTGGCAAGATTGGATATTTGCGTTCAGGCCGTCCGTATGGGCGGCCTTTTCTGTATCTGGCCGCGTGTAGGAACGGGCGGCTGGATGTGCCGCTGATCGTCGCAGTTGGCACAACCTTGGCGCGGCGGTTCGGAAGATCGCTCCCCGCAAGCCTGTCCGGTTTGGTTGGGCGGACATTGGGCTGCCGGTGACTGAGGCCGTGGTTATGCCATTGGCCACGCCCTTCCGCGACCCGGCCCGTCGCGCCTTTTTTTAGTTTCGGGCCTCGGCCCGCACCCGCTCGTTCACCTAGCAAGGCGAGCATCCAAAAGCGTAGCGCCTCTTCGCGGTCGCAACGGGCGGGATAATTCCAGGAGCGCCCCTTATGCCACGCAAAGCGAAAGCCGAGCCGGAAGGCGAAAAGCGCGGGCGCGGACAGCCGACGAAATACCGGCCCGAATACTGCGAGCAGGTCATCGCATGGGGCAAGGAAGGCAAGTCAATCGCTCAAATGGCTGCGGAGCTTGGCGTTTCCTACAACAGCGTTCTGGTAAACTGGCCGAAGCAGCATCCCGAGTTCAGGGAAGCGATGGAGCTGTGGGAAGTCCACGCTCAGGCGTTCTGGGAAGAGAAGATCCCCGCCAATCTCACCAATCGCGAGTTTCAGGCGCATCTTTATCTCCGCTCCATGGCTGCGCGGTTCCCGAAGCACTGGCGCGAATCGACGCGGAGCGAGCTGACCGGCCCGAATGGCGAGCCGCTTAACCCGCCGGCCAAGTTGCCGGATGTGTCCTACCTTACTGAGGATCAGCTGGCGGTGCTCGCCACGATCCGCCTCAGGGACGGTGAAGACGATCAGGAGATGGTGCGGCATTGACCGCAGTTGACGCTGCGGTCGTCGAGGCCGCGCGCTGCGAGCTGGCGAGGCGCAGCTTTCCCCGTTTCGCGTGCATGGTCGATATTCCGACCCTGCCGCCCGATGATGAAGATTTAGGCGAGGACGATCCGTTTCCTGTTCGTCGGCTGGATGCCGGGTTGGCGGCGCATCATGCGCTGCTGTGCCAGAAGCTTCAGGAAGTCGAGGCGGGGGCGCTTGACAACCTTATGGTGCTGATGCCTCCGGGTTCGGCAAAGTCCACTTACGTTGATGTTGTTTTCGTGCCGTGGTTTATGGCGAAGCGGAAGCGCCGCCATGTAATCCTGGCGAGCTACGCGAGCGACATTGCACAGAAACAGGGCCGCCGTGCTCGCCAGCTGATTAAGTCGCCGTCGTTCCAGAACCTGATGGGTGGCATTTCGCTGACGGCCGATCACAAGGCCGCCGACGAATGGAGCCTGACGAACGGTTCCGAGTATATGTCGGGCGGCTTGCTGTCGGGTCTCACCGGCAACCGCGCAGCGCTCGGCATTCTGGACGATCCCATTCGCGGACGCGAGGCGGCGGAAAGCCAAACGATCCGCAATAAGACTTGGGACGCCTATCAGGACGATTTTTGCTCGCGCCTTATTCCGGGCGCTCCGCAGATTATGATTCTCACCCGCTGGCACGAAGATGATCCAGCGGGCCGCATTCTTCCCGAAAAGTGGGACGGCGAATCCGGCTGGATGGACGGGCGCGACGGGCGGTGTTGGTTTGTTATCTGCCTTCCCGCGCTGTGCGACCGGGACGACGATCCGCTAGGCCGCGAGATTGGGGAAAGCCTCTGGCCGGAATGGTTCGGAGGCAAAACCGGCGATCCGATGGATCACTGGCGTCCGTTCCAGCGCGACCACCGCGCATGGACCAGCCTCTACCAGCAAAAGCCCTCGCCAGAGGACGGCACATTCTTTCAGAAGGCATGGCTCCCCTCTTGGGCTGAGAGGCCGAAGCATCTCCGCATCTACGGGACCAGCGATTACGCAGTCTCGGAAGGCAAGGGCGATTACACCGTCCATCGCGTGTGGGGAGTCGATGCCGACGACAACCTTTACCGGTTAGACGGCTGGCGCGGACAGACGGCCTCCGATCAGTGGATTGACCGCAAGCTGGACCTGATTCAGCTGCACAAGCCGCTGGCTTGGTTTGGCGAGTCCGGTGTCATCCAGAAGGCGATTGAGCCTGCCCTTCGCAAGCGGATGACTGAACGCTCGATCTATTGTCGCCTCGAATGGCTCCCGAGCATCGCGGACAAAGCATCGCGGGCGCGGGGCTTTCAAGCCCGCGCGGCGATGGGGAAGGTCTTTTTCGAGCCTGACGCCGATCTGGCGGAGTTCATGGCGTTCCCCGCCGGTAAGAATGACGACGATGTGGACACCGCGTCGTTGATTGGTCGGGCGCTGGATCAGGCGCACCCGGCAATCGTCCCCGCAGGCAAGCGCAAGGCTGACGATGACGATTACGGACTCGTTGAGCCGGACGAGGACGACTGGAAAACTATCTGATCGCGGGGGTTCCGATGATCTGGTGGAAGCCGATCAGCGACTGCTTCGCGGCGGTCGGCTCCTGGGACAAGCGCCCCGGTTTTGAAACGCGCGGTTTGGCATCGCAGCTGATGCGGGCGCGATTCCCGAGCTTCGGCAGCGCGACCATTCCGGCGAACGACCGCGACTCAATCAAATGGTAAGGGGAGGGTTGATTGGCTGACGACAACGCCTCTCCACAGGACCAACACGCTCTTTATGTTCGCCAATTCGAGGAGGCCGAACAAGCGGGGCTTACGGGCCGCCGCGAATCCGAGAAGGCCCGCGATTATTTCGATGGGCGGCAATTCACCGCCGCCGAGGAAAAGCGGCTCCGCCGCCGCAAGCAGCCCATCACGCCGATCAACCTTGTGCGCTCCAAGATTGAAGCGTGCTGCGGGCTGGAGCGGCAGACGCGCACCGATCCGAAAGCCTATTCGCGCGTCCCGTCGAAAGAGGATGACGCCAACGCCGTCACCGACGCGCTGCGCTATGTCAGCGATGATCAGGACATCGACATCAAGAAGTCCGCCGTTTTCCAGAACATGCTGGTTGAAGGGTTCGGCGGGATTGAGTGCACCGTAAAGCAGCTCCGCAATGGCGTTGTGGATCCGTATGTTGTCCAGATCGAGTGGGAGCGCCTCTACTACGATCCGCACTCCGCGCGCCTCGATTTTTCGGACGCTGCCTATAAAGGCTACGTCACCTGGATGGACGCCGATCAGGCGAAGCTGCGCTGGCCCGAAGCGGCGGCGATTATCGACAGCACAATGTCGAAATGCACCTCCGGCACATGGGACAATTACGACGACAAGCCGAAGTGGTCCTATTGGTCGGACTCGAAGCGCAACCGCGTTCGGATCAACACCCATTACCACCTTGTTGAGGGGGTGTGGCACCGCTGCGTTTTCACGCTCGCTGGCGAGCTGGAGCCGTCCGCGCCCTCGATGTTTCTGGATGAAGAGGGCAATCCAGAGTGCCCGCTGATTATGCAGTCGGCCTATGTCGATCGGGACAACGACCGCTACGGGATCATGCGCGACATGATCCCGATTCAGGATGGGATTAACAAGCGCCATTCAAAGGCGCTCCACGCGTTGAGCAATACGCGGGTCCGGGCCTCGCGCACGGTCGGGACGGACAAGAATGTAATCCGCGAGGAAATGGCCCGCGCTGATGGCGTCATCTTCGCGGAAAACGGAGAAATTCAGGAGCTTGGTAACGGGGCAGAGTTTTCCGGCCAGCTTGCGCTCCTTCAGGAGCTACAGGCGCAGCTGAAGGGCAACATTGGCCCGAACGCCTACCTCTCCGGCAAACAGGGCGGCGATCAGTCGGGCAAGGCCATTCTCGCGCAGCAGCAGGCGGGGATGACTGAGCTAACCCCGATGCTCGACGGATTGCGCCACCTGACGCTGCGGCTCTACCGGCAGATTTGGAACCGCATTCGCCAGTTCTGGACCGCCGAGCGGTGGATCAGGGTCACTGACGACGAAAAGAATGTCCGCTTTGTCGGGCTGAATACACCGCCCGAACTTTCGCCGCAGCAGGCTCAGATTGGCGCGATGAAGGTTCAGGCGGCGGTCGCTCAGGGCATAATCGACCAGGCGACGGCGCAGCAATACCTCCAGCAGATTCAGTCCATGGCGTCGGTCGGCAACCATCTGGCCGAGCTGGATGTGGATGTTGATATTGATGAGGTTCAGGACACGCCGACGCTCCAGCTGGAGCAATACAACGACCTTATGCAGCTACTCAGCAGCTCGGTTCTGCCGATGACGCCGCCGATGATCCGGCTGGTGATTCAGGCCTCGACCCTCCGCAACAAGGACAAGCTGCTCGACATCGTTGATCAGATGGAGAAGCAGGCGCAGCAGCCCAACCCTGCGAACGAAATAGCGATGCGGGAGAAGCAGGCCGGTGTCACCGCCAAGCAGGCGGGGGCGATCAAGGATCAGGCCGACGCTCGGCTCGCCACGGCGCGCGCGATGCAGATTGGGATGAGCATTGGCGGTCCACCGCCCATCCATCCGGCCTTCGGAGGTTGAAGGATCACTTAGCGGAAGTGCGGCGCGAACTGCGCGCCGCCTTCCCTGACGCAATTAGCGCGGACGCTGCCGTTTTCGACGGCGGCACGCGAATAGGGATTGGCGTCCGGTTCGCCGGATGGTGCGCTGGCGAGTGGGTCCGGTCGGCAGACGATCTGCCGGCAGCCCTCGCCAAGCTGCGCGCGAAAGTCACTCAACGAAATTCAGCGCCTCGGCGCTCAATGCCCGTCTCCGGGGCCAATCGGGAGCAAGAAGCCTGTCTCCGGGGCAATGCGGGAGTTTCGGGTCACCGCCGTAACGGGTGAGGAAGAGGGTTTATGGACAAGGAACTCGATGACATTCTGAACGGTAGCGATGAAGCTCCGGTGGAAGCGGCAAGTGCGCCGCCAGCTGCGGAGCCTCAAGAGCCGGTGGTCGTGGAAGATGGGGGGGCGCAAGGCCGAACCTACAACCGCGACGAAGCGGGCAAATTCGCTTCCAAGGGCGAACCTCAACAGCCCGCCGTCGAAGGCGGAGCCGAGGATGATGCGCCGCCTGCATCCGAGGATGAAAAGGGACCGATTCCAGTAGCAGCCCTCCAGAAGGAACGGACGAGAAGGCAGACCGCTGAAGAGCAAAGGCTAGCGGCAGAGGGGCGCGCAAACGCGCTGGCGGAGCGGCTTCGGCAGCTCCAGGCGCAGATGCAACCTCCTCCGCAAGCGCAAGTGCAGCAGCCGAAAGCGCCGGAGCCGCCAAACCGCTGGGATGACCCTGAGGGGTATGATCAGTGGCTGGTGACCCGCGCCGCCGAAGCTGCGCGCACCGAAGCTATGCGAACCTTTGAATATCAGCGCATCGCCGGTTCAGCTCAGCAGTTCGCAAGCCAAATGCCGGATTACATCGAGAAAGTCGGTGTGTTCGAGCAGATGGTCAACGCGAACCCGGCTTTGCTGGACCAGATGCACAATTCGCCTAACCCCGCGAAGTTCGCTTACGACACCGCGAAAATCCAGCTGGAGATCGCCCAACATGGGGGGATCGAAGGCGTGATCAATGCGCGTGTTCAGGAGGCTCTGAGGGGGCAGGCTCCAGCAGCGGAAACCCAAGCTCAAACCATTCCTGCAACACTTGCTGACGCTCAGAGCGCAAGAGGCTCTGGCGGCAGCTATAAGCCGCCGTCTCTGGATGAACTCCTGAGATAGCTTTCCTCATCCGCCCCTTCGGGGGCCAGAAGGACATTTAACACCATGGCACAGACTGCCGCCGCTACCGGACTGACTCCCCAGCAATGGGACGATCAGTTTTTCGCAGAATACATCCGCAACAACCCGTTCAAACCCTACATGGGCACGGGCGAAACCGACATTATCCAGGTCAAGCGCGACCTCAGCAAGAAGAAGGGCGACAGCCTGACTTATGCGCTGGTCAACCGCTTCACCGGGTCGGCCAATGACGGCACATCCAAGCTCGAAGGCAACGAAGAGGCGGGCAAGAGCCGGTCTCACAAGCTGACCGTCGCGCTTCGCCGCAACGCCTTCTCGACGACCGAGATGGACGAGCAGAAGTCGGCAATCGACATCCGCAACGCCTTCAAGGCGCAGATGAAGCTGTGGGCCGCCGAGCAGGACATTGCTCGCGTCGTCACTCAGCTCTACTCGATCGACGGCGTTGCTTATGCGTCGGCCACGGAAACGCAGAAGGACACTTGGCTGGCGAACAACGCCGACCGCGTTCTCTTCGGCGCGTCCAAGTCGAACAACTCGTCCAACGACCACTCGGCCTCGCTGCTCAATGTTGACGGCACCGCCGACAAGCTGACCGCCGCGTCTCTGTCGCTGATGAAGCGCATTGCACTGTCGGCCAGCCCGAAGGTCATGCCGGTAATGGACAGCGGCAACAACAAGCGCCGCTTCATCGTGTTCGCGCATCCGCTCTGCTTCCGCGATCTGAAAAACGATCCGGTCATCACGCAGGCTCAGCGCGAGGTGAATCTTGCCGAAGAGAACAGCCGCCTCTTCCAGGGTGGCGACCTTCTCTATGACGGCATGATCATCCACGAAGTCGATGACATGACGACGCTTACCGGCGTCGGCGCTGGCGGCATTGATGTCGGCGGCGTGTTCCTGTGCGGCGCTCAGGCCCTCGGCCTCGGCATCGCTCTTCCGTGGCAGACCCGCGAGAAGAAGGAGGACGACTACGGTAACGAACAGGGCATCGGCATCGTCACGATTGACGGGCTGAACAAGCTCACGTTCGGCACGGGCACCAACGACACCGACACTCCGAAGCAGCATGGTGTTGTCACCGGCTACTTCGCGGCGGTTGCGGACGCCTAATGAATTGAGGGGCGCGGCCAAACGCTGCGCCCCTCTTTCTTCCTCTCTTCCGGGATAAAAGCCAATGTCTCTCACTCTCCAGCAGGATGTGAAGGCCGACGGGATGAATCAGGGCGATCTTTACGCCGTGGTTTCCAATCTCGTCGACGCCGTGAACGCCCTCATCTCCGACCACAACACGCTCCGCACCAAGCTCAATGCCGACGCGGGCGTGACCGATACCAATTACGCCGCCTCGACCGCTTCAACCGTGAAGCTGACGAAGGGCTGACTCTAGCGGGGCTTCGGCCCCGCTTTTTTCTTTTCGGGGGAGGGGCGAATGTCGGCAACCTGTCTCGATATTGTCACCTATGCGATGCGCCAAGCGCGTCTCATTGGTCCCGGCAGAACGCCGAAGGGCGCTGAGGCCGATGAAGGCATGGTGGCGCTGCAATCGTTCTATGACGAGCTGCGAACGAACGCCATGTTCGGGCGGCTCAAGGACACTTACCTGACCGCCGACGCGACAGCCCAGGAGGGCCGCCGCTACCGCCTTGCGGCGGGGGTCACGCTCACTGACGCGACCAGCGATTATACCCCCGATAGTTGCGACGATTACGGTTACAGTTCCGATTGCTGCGACTACGGCTCGGGCGGCGTTGGGGCTATGCGCGAGCCGCGCGACCTCGCGCTTTATGAAGTGGTCCACAGCGACGGAACGCAGTTCGTCAAACTCTACGACCGGACGCAATGGGTCGATCTTCTCGACCTCACGCTGGAGGACATTGCGCCACTGTCGGGGCGCAGCGCTTACGGCCTAGCCGCCGCGCTATGCGTGTCGGGCGCTTTCGTGTCCGTCTTTGGTGGCGAACCATCGGCAACGGTCGTCGCGCTTGCCAATCGGTTCCTCGGCAGCCTTTCGGCCAAATACGGATCGTCGCACCCGCCGGATCATAGCTACGGGGAGTATATGTAGCCGTGCCGTCCATCGCTTACGGCACTGGCGCATATCGCCGCACGAACGGCAATTTCCCTGAGCTGAAACTAATCAACATGTATGTTGAGAAGTCGGAAACTTCGGAGAACAAGATCGCGCTGCTGTCGCGCCCCGGTCTCGGGGAGCTGGTGGTAAATGGAAGCGGTCCGATCAACGCCCTCCTCTCGAAGAAGGGGACGCTGAACGGGGACGTTTTCTCGATCTCCGGCTCGGCGCTGTATCGTGGAACCTCAGCGGTCGCGTCGGGCACGATTGCCGGAACCGGTCCCGCCTCGATGGACGGGAATGCGACCGAGCTGCTGATCACGCGCGGCTCGACAATGCGGAGCTATGTGGACACAGGGACGCCGGGAATCGCCAATGTGGCGTTCCCGGACGGATCTGCGGTCAGGGCGGTGTGTTTCATCGGCTCACTGTTCGTCGCCGTCAGGGGCGACACGCAATTCCCGGGCCGCTTCTATTGGTCCGACCTGCTCGACGGGCGGACTTGGGATGCTCTCAATTACGCAACCGCCGAGCGCGAATCCGACGCTCTTTTGGACATTGCGCCTCTAGGCGACAATGTCTGGCTGTTCGGCGCTCAGACGATTGAGGCGTGGTCGCACACCGGGGCCGCCGACCTTCCGTTCACGAGACTTGAAAACGTCGCCTTCGACAAGGGCATTATGGCGACGGGCTGCGTTGCAAAGGCTGACAACGGACTTTTCTTCGTCGGCTCCAACCGCAGCGTCTATCGTGTTTCCGATGTGCCGCAGCGCATCTCTGACCATGCGATCGAAGAGCGCATTTTGGCGTCGGCCACGGCCAAACTCTTCACCTTTCAGCATGAGGGGCACGAGTTTGTCGTCCTGCGGCTCGATACCGAAACGCTCGCCTATGATTGCGCCACCCAAGAGTGGTGCGAGATGCAAAGCTCGGGCGGTCAGTGGATCGTTTCCTGCGCCTGCATGGTGGATGATGTGGCCTACCTCGGCCACTCCTCAACCGGCCAGATTATGGGCTGGTCGGAATGGGACGACCTCGGGCAGCCGCTGGAGCGGCGCTTTACCGCCGCTCAGCAGCTCGACGCGCCTTATTCGATCAACAGCGTGAAGCTCTGGGTGAACGCCGGACAAACCGCCTTGCTGGAGGGAACCGGCTCCGAGCCGATCATCGAAATGAGCTTTTCCGACGACGCGGGGAATACCTGGTCGGCATGGGAGGCGGATAGCCTCGGCGCGACGGGAGATTATCGCGCGGTCCCGGAATGGCGGGCGTTGGGGCAATTCGACTTCCCCGGCGCGATTATGGACTTCCGCTGCTCCGACCCTGTTCCGCTGAGGATCAGCGCCGTCAAAATCAACGACCCTGGGGGTAAACGTGCCTAACATGCTTCAGGCCCTTGGTGGGCCTTCCGCCGATTTCGGTGCCGCTGCGCCAACTGCGCTCGGCGCTCCTCGTCCGGTCGATCACGGCGCGCTCCAAGCGCTGCGCGGCGGCCTGCCGAATACACAGTTTCCGCTCAACCCGACTGCTGGCGGTCCGGTGATGACTCCTGGCGGCGGAGGCACCAGCGCTCCGTTGCAGGGAACCGGCAATTTCGAGGGTCAGTTTCCTAGCGCTCCTGGCAGTATGGGCGGCGGAATGGGCTTTGGAATGATGCCGCGCGGTCCCGATGCTCGCGGCTACCGCCAAGATGCTCGACAGGCGTTCCACCAAGACCTGCAAAGCTGGCTGGCACAGCGGCCAACGATGGGGGCTGGCGGGCCGGACCAGTTCCGCACCGACATTATGACTTGGATGGGCCAGCGTCCCGACCGACGCGGCTTCTTCGCGGATTATTTCCAGCAGCATCCTTTCAGCGGCACTACGGCTCCTGCGGTAGCTCCGGGTGCGCCGGTTCAGACGTTACCGACGCCGCTCCCGGCAGTTCCAGCGCCCTCTGTCGCAGCTGCGCCCGTGCCCGATGCGGGCACCGTTGGAACTTCGTTTGGCGTGAACGGCGCAACCCCCGCGCAGAATCCCTACGGGCTGCCGACTTACTAAATGGCGCTGCGCCTCGACCGCCTCCAGGCGGCAAACTTCAACCCGCGTGGAATGCAGACGCTCTGGCAGCGGCACTGCGAGGCGCTGGAGGGAAACAGCGCCGACCTGCAAGGGCAGATTGACGCGCTGACGAACCTCAACAGCGACAATGTCCTGACGCCAGCGAAGAAGCCGCAATGGATATTGTGGGACTCGATGCTGACCGGCGAGCAGTCCGCGCTCGACGCAGAGGCCACCAGCTACGGGATAACGACCGAAAAGACCGCCTATGACGACGCCCTTGCGGCGCTGGCGAGCTATCTGGCTACACTCACAACGGCGGTCGCGTGGAATGATCTCAGCGGCAACACGACGATTGACGGTCCGACCTTTCGCTCGAAGTTCACCGATGTGACCGCCGCCAAAACGGCGCTCCAGAACAAGATGCATGAAACGGCCCGGTCCCTTGCGAACACAGCCCAAACGGCGGCGGATGCTGTCACTCTCAGCGATAAGATCACGGCAAGCTCGGTCATTCCCGCAGATTGCCTAACTGGATCGGACGCTGGTTCGAGTGCCACGATTACGATTGCGGCCAATACCCGGCTCTATGGCGATTCAAGTGAATTGGCGGTTTCGGGAGGGTTAATAACCGGTCTCGCCTATGCGACCGATTATGGCGTGTATTACGACGATCCGACCTGCGCCGACACGACGCCCAGCTATCATGCAACGACAACCCTCTCGCACGCGCTGAATAACTATGTTGTCGGTCGGCACTTTGTTGGGGCGCTGACCACTCCGGCGGCCGGCACCGCCGACACGACCGGCGGTTCCGCTCCTCCGGCGACAGGCGGCGAGTTCCACAACAGGTTCGACACGATATGATCCGGCGGACTTTCGATCCGGCCTTTCTGAACAGCGTCATCAATCACCCGGAAGTCCGTCCATGGGTCGGCGGCGAAGGCGAGGTTGATGTTACCGCGCAGCTGATCAATCCGAGTAATGTTGCGCTCGTCAACGAGTTCGGCGGGTTCATCCTCATTCAACACACGCCGGGTTCGTATGAAGTCCACTCGCAGTTTCTCCCGGAGGGGAGGGGCCGCTCCGCGCGCGAAGCGATGCGCGAGGGCTTCGATTACATGTTCACCCGGACGAATTGCGAACAGGTCATCACGCAGGTTCCCGACAACAACCGCGCTGCTGCGGGCCTCGCTCGGCTAGCCGGTTTTCGGGAGTTGTTCCGGCGTGAGAACGCGAAGCGCGGCCCGACCTCTTACATGGTCCTGACGATTGACGAATGGGCGCAGCGCAACGCGGCTCTGGAGGCTGACGGAGAGTGGTATCACGCGGCAACGGAAGTCGCGGTGAGGGCCGCGCGGCCCGACCTGCCCGATCATCCAGAAGATCCCGCGCATAACCGCGCCGTTGGCGCTGCCGTGCGGATGGTGAGGGCTGGCAACGCCGCAAAGGGTGTCGCCTTCTACAACCGGTGGGCGCACTTTGCCGGATACTCGCCGATCCGCCTCATTTCCGCGCAACCGGCAATAATCGACATGAGCGACGGCGGTCTGACGGTGATTGCCGAGGAGCGGGACGGAAACATGGAGATTGTATTATGCCAATAGGCTTGGGAACCGCCGCGCTTATCGGCGGCGGGCTTGCCGCTGCCGGGACTATCGGCGGAGCCGTCCTGTCGTCGCACGCGCAAAGCCATGCTGCCGATCAGGCCGCGCAGGCGCAGAGTCAGGCGACTGATGCGCAGCTCCAGCTCGGCCAGCAGTCGCTGGCGCAGCAGAACGCGCTGGCACAGCAAAGCATGGGCCTGAATCAGTCCCTCTACAATTCCAATTACGACACACTCTCGCCGTTCGTTAGCAGGGGCAATGTCGCGGGTGACGCGATCAACGCGCTGCTCGGGCTGCCGCAAGCGCCGACGATGCGCTCTCCGCTCGAAACCGCTTCCGGGGGCCTTGCCCCGATCCAGCTTCCTCCGCAGCCAGCTGGAGGCACGCCGACGCCCGCACCGGGCCAGCCTCCGGCGGGTCCGGTAAATCCGCTGCTTGCAGTCCCTCGGGCGGCGCAGGGCGGCGGCTACCAATACTGATCATCCCTCCCCGCCGTATCGTGCGGCTTAATCGGGAAAACATCTGATGCGCTACATTGAAGGAACGTCGCTGCCTGCGGGCTACGGCGACGATGGGTTCAATTACACACCTTCGCCCGTTGGCGGTGGGTTCGGCGGCGGCTTCACGCGCCCGCCGACTCCGCTGCCCCCTGTCAGCACAACCCCTGCACCGGCTCCGGCACCGGCACCATCTCCCGCTCCGACTCCCGCGCCAGCGCCCGCCCCGGCGGGCGGCACGACCTCAACGGGAATGTCGCCGCAGGAACAGGCGCTTTATGATTTTGCACACTCTGCCGGGATGGATTTCATCCTCAAGCAAGGCGAGAACGCAATTCAGCAGAATTACGCAGCTCGCGGCGCGCTCGACAGCGGAGCGGCCATGAAGGCGCTGCGCGATTACGGGCAGAACACGGCGCAAGCTAACTACTTCATGCCGTATATGGGTCTGCTCGGCGGACAGCAGGCGACAGGCGCGGGCGCTGCCTCTTCGATCGCTGGTGTCGGCTCCAGTTTTGGCAACACGGCTGCCGGGATCAATTCCAACCTCGCCAGCGGCATAACCGGCATCAACAACAGCATGGGCGGCGCGCTCCAGAATGGCGCGGACAACGCCGCTGCGGCGGCTGCGGCGCGAGGCATGGCTGGGGCCAACCTTGGCAACGGCATTGCGACCGGCCTTGGACAGATTGCCGGTTCCATGATCCCCTACGGCTCGTCCTACGGCGGTTATGGCGGCGGCTACGGCGCATATAACGATCCTTACGGAATGCTCGGGACCGATCCCATTGCGGGGTCAATCGGATGACGCCGCAAGAGGAATTGGAGCTTCGCAAGCGCCAGCTGGAGGCTCGTCGTGGAAAGCCGGGTCTGAGCGCCAATGTGGCTGATCTCGAAAAGCGCATCGCGGAATTGGAGACACTGATCAATGGCTGATCCTTATTCGATCATTGCCGCCTATCCGAACGCTGGCGAAGGGTTCCTTCGCGGAATGCAGCAAGGGCAGCAGCTCCAGCAGCAGCAGCGCATCCGGGATGCAATGGCCGCGCTGTCGGGGCGGAACGATCCGAACGCGCTGCGGTCGCTCTATGCCGCCGATCCGAAGCTCGGAATGGAAATGGAAACAACGATTGGCAAGCGCGAGGATCGCCAGCGCGAAGCCGACACGCGCGCCGCCCTTGCGGCCTACATCACCGGGGGCGACGGCTCGGCTACGGGGGGTGTGTCTGCTCCAACCGCGTCTGGAGCGCCGCCTACCTCGCCGGGAATGGGCGATGCCGCCGCGACAGCCGCCGCGCTCGACCCGGAGAAGTTCATCACCGTCGCTGGCAAGAAGAGCAACATCACAAAAACGCAGCTCGAAACCTCGATCAAGGTTCACGATACCGCGATGCAGATTCTCGGCGGCGTCCACGATGACGCCAGCCTCCAGGCGGCGAAGCAGGAAGCGAGGGCGCTTTATCAGCAGTATGGCGGCGATCCGTCGTTCATCGACCAGATTCCCGACACCTATGATCCGAAGGTTATCCACGACCTCGAATTGCGCGGCATGGACACCTCGCATCAGCTGAATGCGCTGGCGCACGAGAACGATGTCGGATCGCTAATCACCACGCGCGCCGCGACTACGGCGGAACACATCCGCCACGATCAGGCGTCGGAGGCGAATGTGCAGCGCGGGCAGAACATCTCCTCAGCCGACAGGCAGCGCGGGCAGAACCTCGCTCACGGGCCGAAGGGCGCTCCGAGTAGGCCAGCCACGCCCTCGACCGTCATCGGCGGCATCATGGCAAAGCGGGCCGCCGGCCAGCCGCTCACCGCGCAGGAGCAGCAGCTCTACAACGACTACCGCACCGCGAAGAAGCGCGGCGGCGGCTCGGCTCCTGTGCGCGTCAATTCGGTTGCAGAGGCCCGCGCCTTGGCTCCGGGAACGCTGTTCATCACTCCTGACGGCACAGTGAAGCGCCGCTGATGGCTGACGATCCCTGGAGTGAGTTTCAGACGGTCGCTCCGCCGACCGCCGCGCTCGCCAATCTTCAGGAACAAGGCGCTGTCGTCACAAACGGCTATCGGACGCCCGCTGATACCGAACGGCTGCGCAGTGAGGGTTACACCCCTGCGGAGCATTCGCAGCACTTGGACGGCAACGCTGTCGATCTCGTGCCCGGTGGCCGCTTCAAGTCGCTGCGCGATCTTGAGGCGGCAGCGCGTGAACAGTTCGGTCCGAACGCGGTTGTCCAAATCCACAACGGAACGCACGTCCATGTGGCCATTCCCGATTGGCACGATGCGCCTGACACGACGCGCGCCGATCCGTGGGATGAGTTTCAGACGGTAAAAGCTCCGGCGGAGAGTCCGGGGAAGGCCAGCACACCTGCGGCGCAAGGCGGCGATCTTGTCGCCACTGGACAGGCGCATGACGGCGACACTATCCGGCTGACTAACAATAAAAACGCCCGCTTACTCGGCTATGATGCTTTCGAGCTCGCCCAGCAGGGCCGCGATTCCAGTGGCCAAGTGGTGCCGCTCGGCCAACAGGCGCACGGCTATCTGCTGTCGCAAATTTATCCCGGCGAAGCGGTTCACCCGACCGGCGCACAAAGCTACGGACGCCCGGTAAGCACCCTCTCGAACAACCCGTTTGACGATCCTGCGTATGGCGCACTGCGGCGCGGCTACGGCATGGCTGAGCCTGACTACCTCAATGGAAGCGACCGGCTTATTCCGTATATGGACGCTGAGCGCCAAGCCCGGATGAATCACTTGGGCGGCTTTCAGACGAACGCCGAAACGCCCGAGCAATTCCGCCACAAGGACGGCCCGTGGCTGGGCCGCACTCCGGGGACATATGGGCAGCCCGATAGTGAGGCGATTTTCTTCGATGATCCGACGCCGTTTGCGGGCCTGCGTCCTGAGATTGCCAAGGGTTATCAGCAAATGGCGGCACGGGCGAAAACACCCGAGGAGCTGCTGGCCTATGCTGCTCAAAACGGCTTCCAGATCAGGCCGGAGGACGCCAAGAAGTTCATCGCTGACCGCGATGCAGCGCATGGTCAATTCGATCCGACCATCACCTACCTGAAAACGCCGCCTCGACCGCTCATCAACCCTGGCGACGGCGTAACGGGGGCAACCCTTCGCGGCGTTGCCGATCCGATCAATGTGCTGGACGAGTTCGGCGCAGTCGCTGACACGCTCGGCATTGGCGGCGATGGTCCGCGCGAAACAATTTGGAATGCTCCGAAGGGAACGCGCTTCGGGGACATTTACAGCACCAACGTCGATCAAAACCGGGCGATCCTCGAACATGACGCTGAGTTTCATCCAGTTGCCCGCACGGTCGGACAGCTCGCCTCCGGGTTGGCTATCCCCGTGGGCGGCGTCGAGGGTGTGGGCGCGAGGGCGGTTGAAGAGGCGCTGGCCTCGGGCGCTTCACGCTATGCGGCGGAACAGGCGGCGAAGGATGCGGTGGCGCGGCGCTTGGCCGCGCTCGGCACAGGCGAGGGCGCTGTCGCTGGCGCTGGCGCTGGCGAGGGTGGGCCGCTTGAACGGCTCCCGAACGCCTTTGAGGGCGCGGCGGTCGGCGGAACGCTCGGCCTCGTTGCGCCCGA